AGGTCGCAGTTTGAGAACGACCCGCCGATCAGCCACAGCAGCGTCTTCTTGGCGACGACAGCAGTCGCCGTGACCAAGCATCTGTCGACGCCTTTGCCGCCGAGGTCCAGCAGGTCGCACTGAACATTCGTGATCGTGACGTGCCTGCGGTCGGCCGGCTGAATGCTCCCATACTCGCACTCGACGGTCGGCGCGCGCACGTTCTCGATCAGCGTGTGCTCGGTGCCGGGGTAGAAGATCAAGTCGGCGCGCGTGCGCTCTCGGTTCTCGGCCCAGATGTCGCGAAACGCCAGTCGCTTGTTCGAGATGGTGGTCGTGTTGAACACAGGCGCAAGTTGATCCGCGATCGGATCCCGCAAACGCAGGTTCTGAAACTCGAGGTTGTCGAGCGTGCCACCCGTGAGAGCGACAACCCTCAGCGTGGTCGAGTGCTCCCAGGCGTATGGCGTCGGGGGCTGTGGGTTGGTCGCGCCACCGCCGTCAAGCGCAAAGTCTCGAAACACGAGCGACTTAGCCGCCGCCGCGGTCGTGAAGTAGAGCATGTACTGGTGATCGCCGTCGACGGCGCCGGGCGCGCGTTTGAGTAGCGTTGCAGATGGACCGTCGCCACACACCTCGATAACCGACCCCGCTGGCAGGCTGAGTCCGACCGCAGCTCGCGTGAACACGTATCCGCCAGCAGGCATACGCAGCTTGGCCATGCCGGCAGCGCCAGCCGCGACGAACGCCTTGCGAAACGCCGCCTCATCGATCGTGTTGGCCAGCGACGTGACTTGCGGGTACGCAGACTGGATATTCGCCAGCGTGGTCCAGCCCAGGCCTCTGTCTAAAGCGCCACCAGAAAGCCACTGATCAACGGTGCTGCCGGAGTCATCCCCCAGCGCACCGTAATCCGTGATGTCGAAGACTGCTGTCACGCTGTTACGCCGTAGATGGCCGCCGCCCACGCAGCGAGCTGAGCGCGCTCACCAGCGGACAGCACGCGGTTGTAGATGATGACCTGCGCGATGTAGCCCTTTAGCGGTGACGTAGAGCGACTCAGCCGCAGCGCGCGAAGCGGCGCGCTGGTAGACGGTGTCTGGCCGCCGGTATCGTTGTTCGTGACGGTGCTTCCGCTGATTGCGCTGGTCAGCGCACCGCCGCCGTACGACCACGCGCGCCACCTCGAGACGTCGCGCGCAAAGTGCCCTGCGGTGTTATTGACCCAGTTGTTCTGAAGCGTGCCGCTGCCATTGGCGACCACGGCCTCCAGCGAGGCCAGGCGCATCCGCTGACAAGTGCCAACCGTCGTTGCGAGCAGTTCCTGCGTGGAAATGAAAAACTGGTCGGCGCCACCGGTGCTATCGACGCGCTCGACCGTGAAGATGGTCGCGCCGGTATTGTCGTGCGTGAAGATCCAGTCAGACTCGGTGGCGGCCTGCAGAAAGTCGTCTGTGCCATCGAACTGCACAGCGTTCTTTCCGTTCAGCGACGCAACGGCAGTAGCGTACGCAGGCTGGTTACCGCCGGTGGCCTGAGACAACGCAACGCTTCCCATCGAGCCTGCACGCGACAACCACGCGGATACGCCGGTGGCGATCGTCATGTACGCGTTCGTGCGGGCGTCCCACCAGGCCTTGAGGCCAGCGACCTGCTGCGGGGCCTCTACGGTTGCCCGTGAGCCGTAGCGCGAGCGAGCGCGGTTGCGGCGGCTCACGAATTACTTCCCGGTCCGACGACGAACCCAGTCCTGTAGAGCCGTCAGCTTTGGAGCGGTGAACGCCTCGTTGAACAGCATCAGGTCGCACAACTCCATCGTTGCGTAGCGGTCGTGGGTGGCGTTGATGAAGCGCGAGCCGATCGACACGTGCGTGGGCGTGCCGATGGTCGCGAACGTGCCAGACGCTGTGAACGTGTCGGCGGTGCCGTCGACGTACAGTACGTTGGTGGTCCCGTCGTACGTGATGACGATGCTGTACGCGGTGTTGAGCGACGCTGTGTAAGTTGCCGTCGCCGAGTTGCCTGACGAGTCGACGCGCGTCATCACCAGGTCGTCGCTGCTGTCCACCGCGAGGTCGAAGTGACCGTTCGCCGAGCCGCTGGTGTTGACGCTGAAAATGGTGTGGTTGGCGCCGGTGGTGGCGCGGCGCAGCGACACAAACAGCGTGAACGAGACGTTGCCGGCAAGCGCGGCTGCCAGCGCCGCGTCTGCGCACAGCAGCTTTTCGGAGCTGCCGGCTACGAAGCTGAGCGCGGGGCGGATGAGTCCTGCGCCCGAACCGGCGGCGGTTAGCAGATCGGGCTTTGCGGACGCCTCGCTGAACTGGTAGCCGTTCGGCCGACTCTTGGCGCTCGACACCGTGACCGCACCAGAGTCGACGGCGAGCAGGCTGCGGTATCCGGCGTCGATCCACAGGAGCGGGCTCCCGACAGCGGCTGGCAGTTGTTCTCCCCAGTACGCGGGGTTGCCGCTCGACACGCGCGCCGACCACTGCCCGGCAGCCACCGACGAGTCGACCGCGAAGTGGGTGATGAGCGGATCTTCCGGGATGGGAATCGGCTTGGTTGCGCCAGCCGGGACGATGTCGCCCGACGCCCAGTTGGACGCCAGCGTGCCACCAACAGACACGGCAACCTCTGCAGACTCGATCAGCGTGTTGGCGTCGCCGATCAGAACGTAGAGGTCTGCTCCGGTGCTGGTGAAGTCAACGATCTTGCCTCGCCACTGCGGTGGAATTGCGTAGGTTGCGGCGGTAAGCGAGTGGGCTAGAGAAAATACCTGGCCCGGCACCGGAGCCGCGAGGTCATAGAATTGAGACTGGAGCACTTAGCAATTCTCCTTGTCCAGTGGCGATTGCACCAGACGCTATTAGCCAGGTTCGCTGAACCGTGGCGCCACTAGACAGAACGACAGACGTGGTTATCGTCGGCCAATGCGATTGATTGACCTTACTGGTCAGAGATTCGGGAATCTGGTTGTCCTGCGACGCCTTGGCAGGCGCGGTTGCCAGATGCGGTGGCTTTGCGAGTGCGACTGCGGCGCGGAGACCACTCGGTCGTCCATCAGACTAAGAACTGGGCTGGCCAAGTCGTGCGGCTGCGCAGGACGAGAGACCCGGGTCACCCACGGCGACTGCCGCGTCGATAACGTGCAGCCTGAGTACGTGTCATGGCAGCAGATGGTAAACCGATGCCACAACACCAACGCTCACGCGTTTGAGCACTACGGCGGCCGCGGCATCTCGGTTTGCGACCGGTGGCGCGAGTCCTACGACAACTTCCTGACCGACATGGGACGCAAGCCAAGCGCCCGGCACTCCATCGACCGCATCGACGTCAACGGCGTCTACGAGCCGAGCAACTGCAGATGGGCAACGTATAAAGTGCAGGCTCGCAACACGAGAGTGCGCAAGGACAACACTTCTGGTCACCGCGGGGTGTCCTGGAGCAAGAGTCGCGGAAAGTACGTGGCCTATATTGCCGTAAACAGTCGGACCATTGAGTTGGGCGGTTTTGACAAGATCGAGGACGCCATCCGAGCCCGCGCCGATGGCGAACTCAAGTACTGGGCCGACACTATCTCGTCCTAATGTTCAGCGGCCCTGAATGCTCGCCATGTCTGGCGGGCGGGTCTGCGACGGTGACAGCATGGCGCCCTGCGCTTCGGGTCCGGCGGCGGTGTTGGCCAGTTGCTGCAGTGCGCTCAGGTTCTGCGGCTGCAGCGACGCGTCGACAGGCAGGCCGAGTGCGCGGGAGGCTTTGAGGCGGTCGTCGTACGTGCGTTCGCGCTTGTTCATGGTGCGGATGGCGCCGTCAACGAAGCGCTTCCACAGCGCCGGATACAGCGCCTGCACGGCCTCGCGGTCTTCTGCGGTGCCGACGCCTGCGGCCACGCGGTCGATAGCCTTGAGCGGCCTCAGTGCGGCGTCGCCGTAGCGATAGAGCTTGGCGCGGTCAGCGGGGCTGTCAGGGTTGCCTGCGCGGGCGAGCAAGAACTGGCGCTGCGCTTCCATCTTCGCCGAGTGGACAGCGGCCATTTCCGGCCCGAACACGCGCTCTAGTTCGGCAATCGACTTGTCTTCGTCGTCCATCTGCTCGGGACCGCCAGCAACCATGCGCTCGATGTAGCCGGCAACCTCTGGCAGGTTTTCGGCCGCCATCGGCGCAGACTTGAGCGCGACGTTCAGCGTGCGATTCGGGCTGGCGGCGCGGAACAGGCCGCGCATCGCAGCGGCTTTGTCGATGGCGTCGATGCTGTCGACGGTGGACTTGTAGGCCCTCTCTCTGGCCTTGTTGGCGGCGGACTCAACAGCCCACGCGGCACCCGGCACCTGCGCCAGCACGCCGAGGTTTTTGGCGGTTTCGCCAGCGGCCTCGGTGTTCGTGTTCCACTGCGTGATCTGGCCAAGGTCGGCCTCGATCTCGCGCCGCAGCTTGACCATTTCGTCGGCCGCCTTGCGCATCTCCTTGGATCCGTAGACGCGCGCCCTGGTCAGCGCATCGTCAGAGGCGGCGTTGAGCATGCGCTGCATGGCCAATGCTCGCTGCTCTTCTTGTGGCACTCCAACACGCGACATGTGGCCATCGAGCCACCCGTCGTTTACCTGGCGCTGGTACTCGTAGGCATTGGCGTCTAGCTTTTCGCCCTTGCGCAGCGTGAACCCAGACAGTTGGCCGTCGGACTTTGCCGTGATCGACTTGGCCCACGTTGGATTCGTGATGCGGTTGATTTCGGCGAGCTTTGGCGACCACGCGACATCGGACTGCAGATAGTCCACCAGCGTCTCGTCGACCGGAGCAAGCTCGTCATAGAGCAGCCCCAGGTTTTGGTCGTTGGCGTCCGCGCGCGCGCGCTGGACAAAGCGCTTCATTTGGTCGACGTCCATGTAGACGGCGCCCTCTGACAACGGCTTGGCTCGACGAGCTGCGGAAGACGGAAGCACAGACATCTCGTCGGTGTTCCAGGCCGGAATCTTGACGTCTTCGAAACCGCCTGACGCCGCCTCGAACTGCTTTTTTTCGAGCCCCTCCAACTGCTTGTCGAGCCTGCGAAGGATGCGCATTGACGACTGGTCGGCGGCGATGGCCGGGTCGCTCATCAGGCGCTTGAAGTAGCCGGTGTCGAAACCAAGCTCCTCGCGCACCGTGTGAAAGTCGGTCGGCGCAACCTCGGATCCGTTAGATACCGCGTACTGGCGCTTGGCCGAGATGTCGAGCGTCTCCGCAAGCTCGTCGTCGAGGCGCACGAAGCGGTTGAACTTGTCGCGGACGCGCCCGTACGTGCCATCGCGAAGCTTTTTGGACTGCTCTGGCGTCAGTTTGAGCGCGCGCTGCGCCAGTCCGCCGCTAGACTCAGGCTTCGGGTAGGCCATGGAGGCCTCTTCCGGTGGGACCGGCAGGTCGTCTGCCATCTGCGTAAGGTCTTCCGGGACCAGCCCGCCTTCGCGCAGCGCCTGCTTGCCAGCCTCAGCGCCGCCACGCTCGGCCAGCAATCCCTTGCCGGCGCCGATCACGGTGCCGAGTCCCAGGCCGATGGCGCCGCCCTTGAGCAGGCCCCAGCCGGCCGCGCTGGCCAGGTCCCACACGCTGTCGTAGTCGTTGGCCAGCCACGCTTGGTTGGCCTCCTGGACGGCTCCGGCAACAGCGCCGCCGACGGCGCCCTCGGTGCCAAGCGCCACGGCTGGCGCAGCGATGCGCGCCAGCGAACCTGCGAGTCCTGGCGCCTCGGCCTTGGCGGCCACCTTGGCGCCTGCCCAGATGCCGGCCTGCGCGGCTTTGCGGGCGAGGGTGCCGGTCGGCGTCTTGGCGGCGATGCGCGTGATTAGGCCGGTGGCGCCGCCGCGTGCGGCAAGGCTGCTGCCGCCGCTGGCCAGCGCCAGACCGACGTTGCCGGCAAGCTCTACGCCGCCGGAGAGCATCGGATTTGCTTCGCGGCGACCGGCGACGCCCTCCTTTGCTGCGTCGAACAGCTCGGCATAGGTCGGAGCTGGCGCGGTCTCAGCGTCGCCGCCGCCGGCACTGAACCGCGCGTCAACCAGTGGTTGCTCATCGCGCTGCTCGTCAAGCTTGGCCAGTCGGCCGTCGCCCGGTCCCAGGTCAACAAGCGGCTGACCGCTGGGGTCGAACGGGCTAGCCGTGACCGCCTCCCAAGTGGTCGAGTCTGGCACCGGCACACGATGGCCGACCCAATCGCCGGCCGCCTGGAGGGCGATCTGCGGAGCGTCAAGGCCAAGCGTGGGGACGCGCCCGAGGGCCTCGCCAACGGCGGCGGCGGCGGTCGTGGCGCTGTGCTCCGCCCCATACCGTCGCTGGCGCTCTGCCTCGGCGGCCTCTTGCTGTTCGCGGGCCACGCGCTCGCGGTCGAGTCGTTCCGGATCTGCCAGTGCCGTGTCGATGTCGACAAACGAGCGCGGCCCGGCATGCTGGCCTTGCTCGGCGGCGGCGATGGCCAACTGGTCGTCTGTCGGCGGCGCTTCGCTGGCCATGGCGGCGGCGATCGCAGAACTGTCGGGCTGCACCTCTGGCGGCACGAAGTCGCGCGCAGGCTCGGCGACGTCGGCGCGCATGTCGTACGCGGTCGAGATCGACTCTGGCGGCGGCTCGTCTGGCACCGTCGGCGCCGCCGCAGGCTCATCACCGGCAACGGACCACCCCTTGCCGAACGCGGCGCTGAGCAGGTCTTCCTGACCAGGCCCCATGACGCCAGCGCCCTTGTCGGGGTGCGCGATGTCGACGTCGCCAGCCAGCTTCCAGCCCTTGGAGATGGCCTCGCGCAGCAGCTCGGGGCCTACCGCGCCCTCGCCCTTCTCGGGGTGGACGATGCTGATTTGCTTGTCGGCCATGCGTCAGAGGTCCGCTGCGGTGAGGCGGCGCTTGGGAGCGGCGCTGGGTGCTGGGCTGGGTCGCTGAGCCGGAGTTGGCGACGCGGGCGTGTCGGCCGCGGGCGGCTGTGCGCCGGCCAAGCTCTTGTGCCTATGCCCCAGCTCGCTCATCACGGCGTAGTGCCGGCGCGTCACGCTGTTGAGCGAAACCTCGATGGCGCGCGGGCGGGCGTCGATGTTGCGCACAATAGAGTCGTAGTTCTCCTTCAGGTAGTCGTCTGCGCTCCCGACAACGCCGTCTCCGAGGTTGGGGTTTGGCACGGTCGGCCAGTTCTTGGACGCTCGCGCCGCCTCGCCCTCGGCCGCCGCGCCGCCGCCAAGTGCCGCGACAAGCAGCTGAGGCACAGCCTCGCGCGCCTCGTTGTAGGTCGTGAGCGCGTCCAGCTTCTCTTCTGACGTCGCCTTCGGGTCCTTGATGGTCTTGAGCGCGTTGGCAGCGTCGGTGTACACCACGTTGAGTTGCGAGTAGCTGGACCGCGCATCGTCGGCCTTGGTCGTGCGCTTCTCGTTGTACCAGTCGGCCGGCTTCGTCTTCACGAAGTCGTCGTAGCTGGACTCAGCGTCTTCGACTTGGTTGGAGCCGCGCTGCGTGGCGTTGCCACCGCTGAGCTTGAGAAGATCGGCCTGGCGCTTGCGCTCCTGAGCGGCCAGTTCGGCCTTCGTCGGAGCGCCGTCTGCCGACCCGCCGCTCGCAATAAACTCCGCCGCCTGAGCCGCCGTCATCTTGCCGAGCGCGATGGCCTGCATGGCGTAGCCCTTCACGCCTAGCTCCGCCTTCAGGATGTCGTTGCGCGACTCGTGAAACTTCATGCGCAGTTCGCTCGACCTGAGAACGCCAGCGTCGCGCGCGGTCTGACTCTTGAGCGTAGCCGCCTGCGCTTCCATCTCTGCGGCGAACCGCTCGCCGCGCATGGCAGTCGCGTACCTGAGCGCTTGCTGTGAGTCGCCTAGCAGCTGCCGCGCGATACCGTACTCGGTGAGCTTGGCTTCGCGCTTGTCGCGGACCTTCTCGTAGTTCGTCTTTTGCAGGCTGATGTCGCGCTCGACCGACTCACGCACACGCGCCGCCGCTTGCTCGGCGTTGTTGGTCTGCACGTTCATGCCCTGCATGAGGCCGGCCACAAGGTTGTTCTGGTCCTGCATGCCGCCGATAGCCATGGTGAGCGCGCCGAACACCTTTTCGAGGCCGCTGCGGCTGTCCTTGATGGGCGGCAGCTTGGCGATTTCTTCGTTTGCAGCGCGCAGCTCTTCCTGGTTGCGCTTGATGCCTTCGCGAGCGGCATCGATCTCAGACATGCCCTTGGCCATGTCGGCATCGAACTCAGCCAAGAACTTCTTGGCAGACGCCGCGCGCTCCTTCGCCGCAGCCTCGTCGGCCTCGGCCATGCGCATGGTAGCGCCGGTCGCGTCGCGCTCGATGGTAGCGAGGTCTTCCTGCGAACTGGTGAGCGACGGCTGCAGTGATAGCGGGGCGAGTTCTTCGGTCTCGGCCGGGGCCTGTTCGGTCTCAGTGGCGTCGGTCGTCGCAGCGGGCGCTTCGGTCTGCTCAGCCACCTCTGGCGCTTGCGGGGCGGCCGGCGCGGCCTCACCGCCGAACCCGCCAAGAAACTGCGCCATGCTGCGCGGCTGTCCGGCATCCGCCGGAGCGGTCGCGTCGGCGGGCTGAACCTGCACCGGCTGGACGGGCTCCGGAGCGGCCACAGGCGCGACCGGCTCGGCGGCGACCTGTGCACCGAGCGGGGCGGCCAGAGCGGCGTCTACGGGAGCTAGGTCTGCCTGCACGCCAACGGGCGTGGCGATGGCAGCGTCGACGTCATTGGCCAATTCAAAGACTGGCGCGGCATCGGCCTGCGCGACAGGGATAGGCTCTGGCACGCCGGGCGGGCCGCGCAGCACAGCCGGCTCGAGCACGGGCTGCCCAAACTCGGCAGCCACTTGCTCGTAAGGCTGACCGCGCTCCTTGGCGATGGCGCGGATGGTGTCGTCGGGAAGAGCCACTCAGAACACCTGCGTCAGGCTGTCGAGCCCGAATGCCATGGTTAGTGCGAACAGACCACCGATGAAGTTCTTGACCACGCCGCCCACGCCGCCCTGACTAGCCTTCTTGGCGCTGGCCCACTTGGTGTCGGCGTCGAGCTGAGCCTTGTTTTGCTCGGTCTCGGCGTCCACGAATGTCTTGGTCTGCGTGTTGCCGGCGTCCATGATGTTTCCGCCAATGCCGCCGATGGTGGAGCCTGCCGTGTTGACCTGCCCAGCTCCCTGGTTGGCGGTGCCGTAGCCGAGCGCGGCGCGGTCGCCGTACTGACCGGCGGCGAACTGCTGAGCCTGCACTTCGCCAGCGCGCTTGGCCTGCTCCTCCTGCAGACGCATAAGCCCGATCTGCTGGTTAGTGACCAGCGCGTTCTGGCTCGCCGCGCCCTGCGCGTTGCGCATCGCCGCCGCCTGATTGCCGCCGCGCGCCGCAGAGGCCTGACCCATCATGCGGCGCGCAAGATCATCGTTGGCCATCTTCTGTTGCTGAGCAGCCACGGACCCCACGTCGCGCTGAGCCGCGTTGATGGATGCGTCGATCGCCGAGCCCTGGCCGTAGATGCCGCTGGCACCGATGCCCATGCCGGCGTTGTACAGGCCGCCGCCCATGTTCGCGGCGGCGTTGGCGGTATTGATGCCAACGCCGGCCATGGCTTCGCCGCGGCCCGTCATGTCGTAGCCAGACAGGATGCCCTGGTCGTATTGCGCGCGGTTGGCCGCGAGCGCCTCCGGACTGCCGCCGGAGAACTGCTGCGGAGGCGGCTTGTTGAGGCTGCGTAGCGGCTCGGCCGTTACGGCGCTTAGGATGCCCTTGCCGAGGTTGGAAGCGCCTTCCTTGATGTCCTTCTTGCTGCCACGAAGGATGCCGCCGGTGAGCTGTGTGGCTCCGCCCGTGGTCTGGATGATCTGCTCGCCCTCTTGCCCGAGGAACGGCGTCTGGTCAGACGCGGCACTGGCCTTCTTTGCTGCGTCGCTGGTGTACGTAGACGCGTAGCCAACGGGCGAAAGCGGGATCTTTCCGCCCGACGCCTTGGCAGCAACGCTGCGATCTTCAGTGACTGGCTTCTTTGCCATGCCCTTACCCCTTCACCGTGGTCTTTGATTGTTTGCCCTTGCTAGGCCGCACGCCGAACTGCAGGCGCATCGAGAGCGGCTTCGGGCCCGCGGATGCTGTGCCGGTGGTCGCCCACTGCAGAGAGAACCTGAACGAGCGAACCACTTGCACGTTCGGCTGGAACGGAAGTCGCGCCACTTCGCTCGTGGTGCTGAATATCGTGGCCAGTTCCGAGCCGGTGAACGTCACGGTCTGCGCCACGGTGTCGTTGTTGTCGACGTAGTAGCGGATCGTGAACGTCGCCACGTCGGCGATGTCGCTCGGCAGCTTGAACGCGAACCACGCGCGCCAGAGCCGCACCATACCGTTCACTTCGTCGAGGCGATACCACGGCGTGTCGATCTGCATCTGCGCGACCGCCTCGACGTTGTATGTCGACTCGTGAGAATAGAGGTTGTCGCCGCGCAGTAAGTCGGCGCCGTTGACGCGCGCCATACGCCACGCCTTGCCGCGCACCACCGCCAGGTCGCGCACGTCTTCAAGGGTCGACGCGGCGCCCCCGTTGCTCGGAACGGCGTACCGAGACCACTTCTGCTCGAGGATGTTGTAGACGAGACGGTGGCCGCTGGACCCCGACACGCTTCCTGGCACGCCGCAGATGTGGATTTCGCTGGTCTGCTCTTGGTAGACCACGCGCATGCGGTACGAAGAACTGACGCTTGGATCGAGCGCTGGGTCGGTGAGGATTTCTGGATCGATCGGCACGCCGAACGGCTGCGCCTGAAACCCGTTGTCCAGCAGATAGAAGCCGCGCCGGCCACGAAACACGACGCCGAGCGGAGTGCGGCACACGCTGACTGGGTCGATGCAATCGACGGCGTGGTTGAGCTTGCGTGCCGGCGCGAACCCGCCAGCGCCGGTGGCGTCCGGGCCCTCGCCGTCGACGAGGTAGATGCCGTTGCGCGCGAGGATGCAGGCGCCGCCACCCATGTCGACGACGGCCGTAGCCTGATCGCCGATGGTGAGCGTGTTCGACGTGCACCATTCAACGGCGTATTCGGCCACGAGCGGCTTGCTGTACCAGATGCGCGTACGGTCCTCGGCGTCGATGGCCCACAGGCGATCAACCACCTTCGCGACATGGAAGAATGCCGGCGTTGGTTCCGGGCTCAGTTCAAGCGGCGCCGACCCGAACGGATAAGGCGACATCGACGTGTCCGCCTGGAACACGTTGGTGAACTTGTACCAAAGCCCGTCGCTCGTTGACGAGTCGAAGTATTCGGCACCGCCGCCCGTCGGGTCCTGCGCCAGGTAGTAGGTCGAGCCGTCGTCTTCTGTGATGTACAACTCTGGCTCCATGTCGAGAGCCACGGACGACGCGTGGCCGTAGGCGCGCATGGGGCACTTAGATACGTAGACGTCGATCTGCTTGTTGACGATCGCGCCGGTTGACACCGCAGATCCAGGCATGCGGTGGATGCGCCCCGCTGCGTCGATCCACTTGTACATGGGGATGATTCCGAACGTGCCGGTTCGGCCAGTACCGCTAGACACATCAACGATGGCCACTGGAGCGCACAGGGCAGAGGCCTCGCTCGCCGCGTCGCCGTCAAACTCCCACGGCACGCCACCAGCAGAAAACACGACGCCGGGCTCGGGTTCCACGTGTGCCATGGGCATTGGACGAGCGGCCGAGATGCGCGCCAGAAAGATCGACTGGGGATAGTGAAAACCGCTGCGATCTGGGGCGAAATCAGGAGATGGGTCGGCCGTCAGCGCCAGCCACGCGTTATTGCTGCTGTCGACGTAGGCCGAGTTGCCCTGCATCGCCGGGCCCAGCGTGGTGGCGTCGTAAGACAGCCGGTTGGTTGCGTAGAATCGGTCGTGCGCCAGTTTGGCCACGGCGTCCATGCGAATCCAACCGGTTCCGTTTGAGCGAAACCTCGCCACGTAGCACGACTTGGGGCTGCCGTCGGAAGCTCCCGTGTTGACGCGGTCGTAAACTACCAGGACGGCGTGCGCCATGCTGCGCAGCGTGAATGCGTTGGCCACCGTCACGCAGTGCGGCAGCACCAGAGTGTTCGGCGTCGTCGGCGTGTCGGTTGTATAGTTGACTTCGTAAACGCGCACGCGTGTTGAGTATGGAGCTGTCGACGTCAATGATGTGATCAGCCACACGGCGTCGTCGGATGTGGCCGTGCGCGTCTCAGCTGCGGCCGTTACCTTGAAAAACTCCTCGCTCGAGGCGGCGATAGATGTGGATGCCGCCGCTTGCCCAAACACCTCGGCGTAGGCGGTTGTCGCCGTGCATGACACGATCAGCGTGCGCGATGCGCCCACCACGATGTCTACGCCAAGCGCGCCATGCGTCGCCGTGTGTGTAGACGAGATCGAGCCTATCGTGCGGTCTTCTACCTTTAGAAACCCGGAGGATGAATCATGATACGCGAAGTAGATGCGCGTGCCATTTTTGACGATCGCGAACGTCTGCGTAACGGCGTTTGTGGCAAGCGCCGAGTCTGCTACGAACTGGTTAGTCGCGTAGTTCCATCGGATCGTGCTGACCGTGTAAGGAGATGCAGCGTCGTCAACGTACGCGATTAGGACGCCCTCTTTGCCGCTCTCCGTATACTCGCAGGCCTGGACCATGAGCGCATTGGCGCTTGAAGCAATGGCGTCGTATTCAGTCGTCGCAACCGTCTCGCCGGTGTCGGCGCTGATGGCCTTGCAGCACAGGCGAAAGGTCGTTCCGCTGGTGATCCAGGCAATGACGTGAACGCCGTTGTACTGGGCCGATGCCACGTGAAACACGCCGGCGTCCAGTGAGTTGCCCTGCGACCGCTCGACGAACCGCCGCGACACGTCGTACGACACGGGGCAGTAGTTGAGGGTGCCGGTCGTACTGGGACTGTTCGCGACGTCGTCGCGGGCGCGCGTGAACTGCATCGGCGACGCAAGGATCGCCCCCACCTTGCTGGAGTAGACCGCGAGTCCATGCTTGCCGGTGACGACGATCGGAGACTTGTCTCGCGTCACGAGACCGCAGGCGTCGGCCTCGTCGTAGAGACTGCCCGTCGGCTCGGCAATGGCTGCGCTTACGTCGTGCGCTGGGCGCTTCTCGATCTGCCCCTGGCCGCGCCAGTGCAGGTTTTCAACGAGGCGCATGGACGACGGCGCTTGCAGCTCGTCGCTCTGCTTCGTGTCCATGCCCAAGTTGAGGCCAATTTCGATCTCCTGCGGAACGAGCGCCATCAAGCCTCCACGAAGTCGAACGTCCATGACGGGTTGCAGTTGCCCGTCAGGGTGTTTGCGCCGTTGACCTGCTTGAACACCAGGACATCCCCCACGGCCACGGTAACCGTGTGCGTCGTGTCCCCGAGCAGCGTCGTGTTGGCTGGCGAAATACCAGTGATCGTAAGGGTCGTATCTGACCCGTTCTTGTTCAGCGTCCAGCTATACGTGTCGCTGTCTGCAACCGACTCCATGTTCTGGTAGCGCAGGTTCTTTATCGTGCCGGCGCGGCCCCAGATCATGGCCTTTTCTTCGATAGCAGTCACCGGCGATGGGTCCTCGAAGTACCCGCTGACATGGTGGTAGTAAGTAGTGGACGCAGCGGTCCCCAGCTGGTTTGTGGAGCCCATGAACATCGTCGTCTTGGCGGCCGTGAACGACGCCAACGCGTCGTCGATGCCTTCCAGGTGCGACGTCAATTCGTCGTTGTCGACGGTGCCGTTCGAGCCTGGGTTCCGCGTGTAGTTGGTCGGCACGTAGTCGACATCGAGCCTGTCGCCGTCGACCACGTCGGCGCCGCCGTGGATGTGGCGCGATGCGTGCGTGTTGGCTGTGGACTGTGCCGCGATCGCAGCAGCAGCCGCGGACGAAGCCGTGGTGGCCGCCGCCGTGATGGCCGCTGCCATGGCCGCAAGGTTGGCGTAGGTGTCACCCAGGGTGCTGCCGACCATGCGGTCAAGCCAGTCCAAGAACTGCCCGTACGGAGGCTTCTTGCCGCCATCGTAGGAGGGCTTTGGGCGCGCGGCGGTCAAGCGTCAGTACCGCTGCGAGAGAAGATTGCGCAACGCGTAAGCGCTCATGCCGGCGCTGGTCACGTCGCGCAACTGCAGCGGCTCACCCTCCGTGCGGTCGGGGGCCTGCGCAAGAATCCGCGCTTCCCAGCCGGCGCGCTCGGCCATGAACACGCTGGGGTCCTTCTCCTCGCGCTGGGCCAGCTTCTGGCACACGTCAGCGATGACCCACTGCTCCCACCCGGCTCCCGAAAACAGCGTGTCGCCGTCTGCAGACAGGTCGGCGGGCAGCGCTACGTGGTCGCAGCGAACGTTGTAGCTGGTGCTTGGCGTCGGTAGCCACAGGATCGTGCCAGTGCCTTGCAGCCGATACTTCGGACCGTACTCGGTCCACGTCTTGGACGCGTAGTTGGCCAGCAGTAGGTCGTCTGCACTGCCGCGCTGAATGCGCACAACGTCGTCGGTGCCGCGCAGCCACCACAGATTCAGGATCTTGAGGCAGCGCGTGGGCACCGCCGTAGTGGCGCTGCTCGCCGTGATCGTGGAGCTGGTCGAGTAGTATTCGTCGCCGTAGAGGCTGAGCAGCAGCGCGTAGTAGCCCTGCAGCGAGTCATTCGTAAGGGCGTTGATCTGAGTAGTCGTGATATGCGTCGTGGAGGAGAACGCTGGCAAATCGTATCGGGTGCGAATCGCCTCTTTGAGCAACGCAAAAGTCGTGGTCCTGCTCATGCCTCACCCCAAAACGCAGATAGACAGCAAGCCCGCCAACCGCGTCGGGAGTGGCGCGATCAGCGGGCTCGTCAGTGGATGCTCAGTAGTCCTCGTCCTCGTCGGACTCGGCAGAACCAGCGGACGCTGCGCACAGGTCGTACATGTCCTGGAACGCGTCGGCGATGGCTTCGTCGTCGCCAGACTTCACGGCGCTGGCTAGCGTGCGGGCCGCAGCCAGCTTGCCTTCCTTCGCGCCGTCGTCTGCCGACTCGTCGTCTTCCTTGCCCAGCATCATCGGCCCCGGCTTGCCCCTGGACTTACCGTCCCTGGGCTTACCGACGCCGAGCGCGATGAGCATGCTAGGAGGCGCCTTCATCAGATGTCGGCCAGATCCACGACGGCCATGAAGCTGATGACGTCGATGACGTCCTCGACTGCAAGGCTGGTGGGGGCAATGGTGAACTGCACCTCGACGGCTGCCGTGGTGCTGCCGCCCGCGTCCGTGACGGCCGTGAGGATGTCACCAACCGCCACGACGTTCGCCGCGGTCGGCGTCACGGCGGTCACCGTGCCAGCCGCGGTGGTGTCCGGGATGGTGATGGCACCGGTGGTGATCGGCGTGCCGTTGATGTTGCAGGTCACCACCGCAGCCGCGTTGAGCGGCCCGCCGCTCTGGATCTGCGCCTGGATCTTGGTGATGGTGCCGGCGATGGGCGCCGCAGCGTACCCGCGGTTGGTGGTCGCCGCGTCTGCAGCCGCCACGTCGGTGATGGTGGCGTCGACAGCGACGCTGCCAAGCGTGGTGCCAGCTGCCGTGCGGTGCGTGACCGTGATGGTGCGCGCCGAGTCGCTCAGGACCCAGTTGCAGTCATGGGTGTTTCCGTCATTGTCGACGGCCTGAACGATCACGGAGTGGAACGCCTTCATGGGCGAAGGCAGGGTGATGACGTGAACGCCCTCGCTGGAGCGCGTCACCGCCACGCCGTTGTCGAGCGTGTACGAAGTGGGCGCTGCACCGTTGATGCCGACAAACTTGCCAGAATATAGCTTCTGGTTGGCGTTCGGCGACTTGAGCGGGAATCGGCTAGTGTTTACGGTCACTGAGTGTTCTCCTGGTTGGTGGTCAGATCAGGAGTCCGCTCAGGTCGGCAGGGTGATCGTCATCAGGGCGTAGGGCGCCTTGGTGCCGAACTGGAAGCGAGCGCCGACGCGCGCCTCGTAGTCGTCCGCGTTCGAGATGCGGAGCAGCACGTTGCCGTCGCTGTCGAGCACCTTCGGCGCAGCGCCGAGCGAGTACAGCTTGAACGTGTCAAGCGGCACGCCGAACGCGTAGCCACGCGGGCAGTCCGGATCCGGGATGATGTCGCGACCGTACATGGTCAGGGCGTCGAAGCCGAAGTCGTACTTGCGGCTCTGGATCTGACGCTGACCGCTGATGCCGACCTCGAAGTTCGCGAGGTCGGTGGGGTTGATGAAGAAGCAGTCGGGACGCTCGGCCATACCGATGATCTCGGCGTTGACCTTCGCCCACACCTCTTCCGGAGCCATCTGACTGGCGTTGATGCGACGGCCAGCGAGATACGGAGACGTGGTGCGGTTGACGCCGAAGAACGACGTCGACGCGGGCGCCGACGTGGGCGACCAGCCGAGCAGGCCGGAAGCCACCGCGGTCTGACCGCTGACGGCGATGTAGTCGCCGACGGCCAGCGCAGTCACCGTGCCGGAGTACGTGATGGTCCCGGCATCCTTGTCGACCGCCGTCACGACCGCGACCGTGGAGCGCGGCGAAGACATGTCAGCGTTCGGCGAGAAGACGATCGTCTGGTTGACCTCGATCTCGTACAGATCCTGCGGATAGGTCACCGTGACGGGCGACGACGTGCCGGCAGAGACCTGCGAAAAGACGCCGGCAAGCGCGCGGTACGCATTGCGCCCCATCGCGTTCATCACTTCGGCCTTGGCGGCGTCGATGATGTTCGCGGTGTCCTTCAGGAAGCGCTCGGCGCCGCCGGAGGCCGCAGCCTCAACCAGCTCGCCAGCGATCTTCGGCGTGTGGTAGAGGTTGACCTTGGTCAGGTCGAACGCGGTCGGCGCAGTTGCCAGCGCCTGGCTTTGCGCAACCGCAAGCGTGGTGGCCACGCCCTGCGGGTTGCCGAGCTTCACGGGAAGGCGGCAGGTCTGGTCGTGGAAGTTCTCCTCGCGGTCGAGCATGGCGAGGAGGGGGTGAGTCTTGAGAGTCTGATCGACGTCCGAGTCGTCGTACATGATGCGCAGGGCAGCCTGCACGTCGGAAAAAGCGAGAGTTGCAGCCATGAAACGTTACCTCTAGCGAGCTCTCCGATCAGCGCGTCTTTTCGCTGAGTGACCGGAGTGCAGCGGCGACCTTCTCGTCTTGAGTAAGGGGTCGCGACTTACGCGAACCTGCGTCTGCCGCTGCTGTTGACGGGATTGCGGACGGCGCACCCTTGCGCTGTCCCGCGTCGCCCTCAGTGCTCGCCGGGCTAGTGGCCGATTGCTTGACCCCGAGAAGACTCAGGGCCCGGATTTTGATCTCGGGCCGATCCAGGTACGCCTTGAGCGCACTGTCGTCGGCCAAAATACTGGTGACGTCGGTCAGAACCGCGTCGTTGAAAGACTTGAGGATGCCGCCTAGCAGCTCGTTCACGCCGGCCGCGTCACTGGGGGCGCCGTGCTCCTCGATGTGCGCGTTGAACCGCCGCACCGCCTCTGCGGGCGCGCGCTGGAAGCTCGCAAGCGCCGGGTACTTCGCAGCGTCGTGCTTGAGGATGTCGGTCACGTACGAGACGTTGTGCTGGTAGACCTTTTCGGTCTCGGCAGTCGCGGCAGCTGCCTCGCGCTCTGCTTCCAGGCGCTCTTTCTCGGCCTTGGCCTCGGCGATCTCGGCTTCCTTCTCGGCCTTGATGCGCTCCATGTCGGCGCGCAGGGCCTTGAGCTCAAGATCCTTGGGGTCCTCAGGCTGGTCAGGCTCGTCCAGCGTTACGCGCGCCATGTCTTCGACCGTCAGGCCGGACTGCTTGAGCAGCTTGTGGACAGCCTTCGCGTCCTTGCTGCTGAGCGACTTGAACGCCTCGGCCGCGGCCTTGAGATCGACGCCTTCGAAGTCGCCGTAAGACTTGAGCCGCTCTTCGAGGGCCTTCGCCTGCTTCTTGGCCTCGACGGCCTCTTGCTGGTGGCGCAGCAGGGCGGCCTGAGCCTTCGCCAGTTGCCGGTCTGCCGCCCTCGGGTCGGGCTTGGCCGTCTCGGGCGGGTCTGCTGGCTTCTCGGGGTCCGTGACGGGCGTGGTCTCGGCCTGGACGGTCTCGGCCACGGCGACGGGCTCAGCGGCCGGAGCAGGCGCCGAGCGGCCGGCAAGGAAGGTAGCCGCCTTGTCGAAGCGCCGCTGGATCGTGGCGGTGCCGGGGATGGATGGCGTTGACGGTGCGGTGGGAGCGGCGGGAGCGGTGGTCGCGGGCGCTTCGGTGGACGGTGCAGTGACGGGATCGGACATGTGGTTGCGTGGCCTCGGGTTGGCTTGCTCAGGCGTGCGCCGGAGCCGGTTTGCTGGGGGCAAATTGCGGACACACCGTCGGCCGAGTGGCCTTCAGTGCTGGTCGCGAGAGTTGGTGGCGGTGACTAGCGGTTAGTCGGCGCGGGCGAACTCACCATGTAGATCGGCGGCTGCTCTAGCGCGGACCTCGCGGGCCTCTTCGAGGGTTGCGAATGTGCCAAGGTGCCTGTGCTCGCCGTTCAAGCCGATGTGCGCGACGAACTTGCCGGACCGCGTCAGATGGACACCCTTGACTCCAGTCTTGCTGCTGGCCTGGGTCCGGCTGTTCATGCAGTTCTCTGAGGTTGTGCAAACGCGAAGGTTTGAGCGCCTGTTGTCCAGTCCGTTGCCGTTTATGTGGTCGACGTCAAAGCCGGGTGGCGCCGACGTAATGACGCGATGAAGCAGTAGAACCTTAGCTGGCAGGTGGCCAGTCATCCGCGGGCGCACACCTGTTACGCGGTCAGCGGCAATGGCGGCAAGGCCGGACACCAGCTCAGCGTCGGCGCTGTCTATGACAGACCGCTTACCACGCGTAAGCACAACAGTGTGGGTGCCATCGCCGTTGTCGATCAGAGGCCGGCGCCGAGAGGCCAGACGAGCAGTCAGCGTCGCGCGCGACGTCTCTCGGCCAACGCACCCGCACGAACTGGTGTTGCCGCTGCGAAGGGTGTTGGCTGCGACCACCGATTCCGCGCCGCAGTCGCAGTCGCACAGCCAAACTCGCCGTCCTCGTTTGTCAGAGACCGCTTGGCGCGCCACAAGCCTGCCGAACCTCGTTCCACTGATGTCCAATGCTGCTGGCATGACTACAGTCTCAACCAGCAGACGGCGGCGTCTGTTCCATCGGCGCCAACTCGCCGCCACTCGCCGCCGTCATTCCGCCGATGGTCGGCTTAGCTTGGGCCGCTTGGGCCGCCACTGTCGCGGCCATCTGCTGCTCAGAGGCTAGTGACGGATTGGCGGCGACGCGAGACTCGGCCAGTGCGATGTCGACGTACCTGCGCAACTTGGCCAGCGTGTCTTCGGGCGCGCCCTGCGTCTTCGTCTGCAGGTAGACACGCCGCATGACGTCCGCTGCGATCTGGAGGTTCTGATAGGGGTCCGGCTGCGCGTCGCGGCCGTCCAAGATTTCCTCGGCGTCGTGCATCACTGCGTCGGTGTCTGCCAGCTCGAGCCGCTGCAGCGAGGCGTCGGGCCCGTCCATCACGGCGCGTTGGGCGTTGGGCCGCTGGAGCATGTTGCTGGACAGGTACTCAGAGACAGCCTGCATGCGGCCGGCCAGCTGGTACGGGAGATCCGAGCTGAGCAGCATCGTCAAGCGGTACGACTCTTCGGGCATGCCGACGTCGCTCCACTTCACCATCTTGGTGAGCGGCACCAGTCCGCGCTGCGTGCGAGCCACCACGCTGTAATCGCCGTTCGCTTCTTGCGCGCGGGCGTTGAGACGCTCGAGCAGTTCGAAAAGCTTGTGCCAAGCCGCCTTGTAACCGTCGGCGATCGGTTGATGGCGCTTGCTGGTGAGGTCTTCGAAAACGAGCTGCGCGCGACCACTGTCGAGCCCCGCAGGCTTCTTGGACTCGGCGGCCATCGCCGAAATGCCGGTCTCGCTGAGGAAGCGCTCGCGAATGCGATCGACCTCTGCGAACAGTTCCGGCGGCGTCGCGTTGAACACCTCGACGCGCGGATAGTTGCCGGCGCGGAAGTCTCCCTGGATCATCGACAGCGGCTGGTTGCTCAGCGTCTCTACGCGGATCTTGGCGTTGCGGTCGATGACCATCCACGCCGTAGAGCCGATGCGCTGACAGTCCGTGATGCGCGTCAGCAACTCGTCCATGCGCGCTTGCGAGTCGCGGCCGATCTCGGCAAGACCGAGTCCCCAGTAGCCGACGGGCCGGCGTTGGTAGCGCACGGGCACCGTGGGGTTGCCCCACTCCCATTCTTCATCGACCAGCACGCACGTCGACAGCGCGATGACGTGGCGTCCCTTGCCGGGGCCCCAGTACCACGCCTCGCGCACCTGCACTTCGTCCAGCAGACGGTCGCGCGGCATGAACAGCAGGTTGCGACCGTTGTCGTGGGGCGGCGCTGCCGAGCCGATCTGCGCCTCCGACGCGTCCGGGTAGAGCGCTGCGATGGCGTCACGCGACACGCCGCGGTCGCGGAAGATCTCGACCACGTCGCCGGTGATGGCAGCGCGCGGGTCTACCAGGATCTCGCCAGGCAGCGCCTTCTCGACGGCCGGCTCGTTCTTCTCATCCAGGAAGCCGACCAGGTGATCGGTCCCGGTGATGCCGGCGCCAAGAAAGGCAGCGGCCATCATCTCGTGCAGACCCATGTCGTAGGCCTGTCCCTCGAGCACGCGGGTCCGGAGGCGCGCCGTGCGCTGGAAGGTGAACTCGCCTTCCGTGATCACGTACTGCGGCAGGTACTTCTGCGTGGCGACCTGCGACGCCATCGTGTCGACGCCCTGTTTGATCAGGTTGAATTGCGGCCGGTCGCGCTTGAGCACGGACAGCGCGTCTTCGCCGTTGCCGGAGACGTCTGGACAATAGAGCCGGAGGTGAAGCCTGTCGCGCTCGAGCCGGCTGCGCTGCAGCGACCTGATGTGGTCGACCGTGGCGTTCACAGCGCGGTGGACGTTGTCAGCGTCGGCCGTGTGCCAACGCTCGATCCGCTTGTCGCTCATCAGAGCACACCGCGATCCATCAGCTCGCGTTGCATCGACCGCAGCGCCTCAAGCTCGTCGCGCATCGCCTGCACGTCGTCTGCAGACACGCGCACTTCGTCGCCGCTCTCGAGCGTGACCGGCAGGCTGCTGCGCGGGGCTGGCACGAACACGCGATCGAACTTGGCTGCGACGTGCTCGGGGCCGACTTGGGCGTAGGTCGCGCCCATGGCGTGAAGCTCCCGGACCACGGCGAGCGCGGACTGATGTGCGTCGTTCATGATGGGCTCCGGTTTGGGTTGGCTCAGCTCGCCCACCAAGGGCGGCTATGCTTGTCGCGTGACTGCTGTTCTTCTTGCTCGAGCAGCCAGCTCTCGTAGTTGGACTCGCCGGGCACGGGCGTACGATGAGACGCCTTGTCAGGCTCCTCATGCGTGAAAGCGCGGTGCGCCCTCCACCCATAATTCATCGCGTCTGCGCGGTCATTCGCGTAGCCTGGGTGCTCGTGCTCGCGGTCTTCCTTGTGCCACGGCAGATTCTCGAGCTGTCCGCCGAGGTCCATGCACGCAGGCATCAGCATCTTGAGGCGACCGCTCGTGAAGTCGCCGTTGATCAACTCGATGTTGGCGCGCTTCTCAGTCTTCTCGGCTGGCTCCATTCGGATGCCCGCGTCGAAGCGCTCGTTGTAGGCCATCACGTATGGCTTGCCGAGACCACCTGAGTCGCCGACCAGCGCGTGCGGTCGATACTTGTTCACCAGCGAGCGAGTCAGTTCAGCGGCCTTCTCAGGCAGCAGCCCCTTGCGCGCAATGGACTCGATCACGTAGATATCGCGTTTGTGCGGATGGCTTGCAAGCACAGCCCAAGCGCTCGAGTCGTTGACTCCGAAGTCGGTGCCAACCGTGTGCACCCACGAATGCACGTCGTAGCCCGGAACCTCAGTGACAGCGTTGCGGCTGGCTGCGTATCGGTAGACCTGCGCGGATGGATCAACGACCCAGCGACCGAGATACTCGCGCTGGAACGTGGGCTCTTCCTCGTCCCACCCGTTCTCCTCAAGCACGTCGGCGAGGTACTGAGCGGAGTCCCTGAAGAATGGGTTGTTGCGAATGTCCCACTGCCAGCGCCGCCACTTCTCTAGCGACTTGGCAGGGCGCTTGTCGCCCTTCGGCAGTATGCCCGTGCTGATCTCGTGCCACGCGCCGGTGCAGACGATGCCCGGCGTTCCGTTGACGATGCAGTCGCCGCGTAGGTCGCCGAGGCCAGGTTCGATGATGTCTTTGAGCAGCCTGCGTAGCGTGTAGGCGTACGTGCCTGGCTCGTCGCAGATCACGCGACGCATCTTCAGGCCGCGGAGCTTCTCCATCTCCTCTTCGGGGTCGCCGCCCTCGGCGCCAACCACGTACAGGATGCCGCCACGCTCGGTGGTGATGCTCAGTTCTGTCTCGTTGGGATGCCAGGCGAGCTTGTAGTGGCGCTGCAGTCCGCGGATCTTCGGCCAGAACAGCTTCTTGGCTACGCCGCGGTTGCGCGCGATGTAGAGCGTGGCTTCGTCGTGGTCGCTCTCCTCGAGAGCGTCCGCCGCAAGCGCCGTGTCGAGCACCGTCTTACCGCTTCGGCGGGCGGTCGTCACGGCCTTCCATCGCGCCGAGCTTAGAGCCACCTCGCGCTGCAATGGGTGCAGCGCCTGAATCCACGGCTTAGGCTTCAGCGCCCCCATGTACTGGGCAAGGCGCTCGGCAGCGGACAGCGTCAATCAGCCCTCTGACTTGCAGACGGCCGGCGGCGGGAACCCGAACTGCGCCTCCAGCTCGCCGCACTTCACGTACGTCGCGCCGGCTCTGCGCATGCGCAGAAAGAACTTGGTCGCGTGCGCCAGTTGCGCTCCGCCGTCGTCCTCGGCCGCCACAAACTCAGCGCACCCGTTGCCGACGTTCTGCGAGCCCTCGTCGCCGGCATCGTCCTCGTCGTTCGTGAACGGCCGGATGCGGCGCGGCTCGCTCACTGGACTCGCCGGAAGCCGAACGCGTACATGAGCGCGTCGGCGCCGTTCAGGATCTGCGTGCGCACCACATCGTCGTCGCACTCGCTGGCGTCGTTGTCGTGTTCCACCGTCTGCAGTTGGAGTTCGCGCTTGCAGCCCTTGCCGCCGTGCTTCGTCTTCTTCGCCATGCGAGTAAGTCCTCCGCGACGCGAACGCTTGCGCGCCGCCGCCCGGTGAGGGCGTTTCTGGTTGGGTGGTGGATGAAAGACGGCTTGCCCGTCAGCACGCCGTGTTTCGCGAGCCTCGCGGCGATTGGCCCGTGCGCGCGGTGAGAGGGCCGCGTGCGAAAGTAGTGCGCCGGTCTCTCCCGACTGTCACGCCGAATGGGCCAGCGACGTTCTATGGCATGACTGGTCGGAACCACATGCCGGCTCTTCGGGTCTTTCCCTCGTGTCAGTGCAGATCTTGGACGCATGCGTCCTGATTCTGCATCGTCAAATGGTCCACAGTCCTGGAGTCGAACCAGGCACAGCACACGTATCAGGCGCGCCGGATCGACCGGACCTCTACCGTGGTTGTCAGCCTTGCTTGTCGCGCTTCGCCTCGTGCTCAGCGTCGCGCATGGCGCCCTCGGCGTACCGGTCGAGCGCTTCCTTCAGAGACGTGCCGCCGATCAGTTGCACGAGCGACCACGTCAGCAGTTCATGCGCCAACTGGTTCTTGCCGTTGAGTTCGGCGGCCTCGCGCTTCCAGCGGTCGGCGACAGATGGCGTTGCGGCGTCGGCGGTAGCCTTCGCAAGCGCCTCGTCGGCGTGCCCAGGGCAGAACACCGCCTGACCGTTGGCGCCCAGGATGCGCACCCAGTCGGCGTGCATGTCGCTGCCCAGTTCTTCCACGGCTCGTGCACCGCAGCTGCTGCAAGCGTACTGCTCAAACGTTCTCACTTACGCCACCTCTCTGCCGAAAAGAACGCGCACAGCAGCGTCATCGCGCGGTACGTCGCGGGCGCCCCGGCGAAATGCCGCTCAGCGCGCCGCAGGTCGCCGTCGCGCACGGCACAGACTATGGCGTCGTGCACCTTGCGCAGCGGGCGCTTGAGCACCGGCGGCTTGAAGAACGTTGCGCGTGCCATCAGAAGTGCTCCGCGTCGGTTTCGACGCCGCGCAGCCGACCGCAGATGAAGCACGTTGGCGACTTGACCGCTGGCCGGTCGCCTTCGTCGGCAACCTGGGCCCTGGCCCACGTCGGCTCGCTGAGCAGCCACGGGAATCGCGGGTTGGCCAGCGCCTTGTCGAGATCCTTGCTGGCGTCGGCGCCCCTGGACGCCAGAAAGAACCGCGCGCCGTCGGTGTAGCAGGTTCGCTCGGATTCGAAGTGGACGCGCCATTCGTCGTTCACGTGTCGCTCTCCAGCATCATCCGAATCGCCGCGTGGGTGTCGCTGGTGTAGTAGCCGAGTCTTACGCTCGGCTCGCATGGCTGGTGGTACATGCCGCTGGCATCAAAACCATGCCCGCCGATGTACTGCTTGAGCCAGTCGTCCAGGTCAGGCAGTGTGATGCGGTCGGTGTCGGGCTCGGCGTCTGCCGGCGCGCACCAGTCGCATGGCTTGCCGACGTCGTGCGCACGCTCGTGCGTCGGGCAGACGGTCTTGGCGGTCACGGCAGGTTCCGCAAGCATTTGCCAACGTCGGCAGCCGGCTCATTCTCTGGAGCCTTATAGGGCCCTGGCCATGCGTAGGCGCCTCGCACATGCCGCTGATAGTCTTCGCGCAGCCAGCGCTCTGCGTCCTGACGCCAGGTTTCCGTTGCACAACACGAACAGCCAGCAATGCGTGCGAAGTCGCGATGGGCGCGCTTGCATTCAGGAGCGGTCGCGCCGGTGCTGGCTGGATGCTGCAACGCGTGAATGAGCAGGGCGGCGGCGGCCTCTACAGGGTCCTGGTCTAGCTTCACGCAACCCCCAAATCGCCCACGTCAGCCACCGTGATCGGCGACGCAATCGCCACGGCCATCGCCGCGCGCCTGCCTTCTAGGTCAGCTTGGTACAGCCCCGCCCGCTGCAGCGCCGTCGCGAACGCGGCCCGGTAGCGCTGCTCGAGCAGCTGCCGCAGCGTGATCTTGTTGCGCGCCGCGTCCATGCTAGTCGCGGCCACGTTGACAGCGTCGACGCCGTCGATGGTGCCGAGCGTCTTCCAGCCGACGCCGGATGCCGTCGAGGTCTGCGCTACGGTGAGCGCGTAGGAGGCGGGCGGGGCGTTGACGGCGAGCTGGCGGGGGTTGTCGCGGACGCGCTGACGGCCCTTGAGCATGTGGTGGCCGTACGACTCGACCACTTGGGCCACGTCGATGCCCTGCTCTTGGGCGCGCTTGGGGTTCCAGACGGTCATCGGCGCAGGCCGTCGTCCAGCGTTTCCACGAGCCAGCGGCGCAGCGAACTGTCTTCGAGCTCGGCGCGCTCAATGCTGTCGATGATCGCGGTGCGGGCTTGGAGTTGGCGGCGGGCGGCCTGGACCTTGATGCGGCGGAGCTTGGTGATGCCGAGGTTCACGCGGTCGCTCGTGCTCTTGGTCCCGGTTAGGCCTCTGACCACGCGCTCGCGCTCGCCCGTGTCGAGCCGCCAAACCACATCCAGATCGCTCATCTTGAAGCCGTACCGCTGACCGGTTCGCGGGTCTTCGCCACTCACCGACGCGTCAAGCGAGTAGTTCCGATCGTGCACGGCGACGACAATAAACACGGGGGCCTTGCCGGCGCGGGCCGCGTCGCCGACTCGGGCGATGGTGCCGGCGCAGGTCACCCACTTCGTGCCAGGCTCGGCTAGAAGCGGGCAGTCCTCATGGGCGCGCGGCAGCGGCTGACACGCCTCGGCCATCAGCGCTTCCCCCCACGCTGCGCCGGCTTGCTGGGCAGCGTCACGACGGGCTCACCGGCGGCGTTCACGCTGCGGGTGGCTACGGCGGCCTCGGCGACAGGCGCCTCCGGCTCGAGCACGTCGGGCTCGTCGGCGTTGCCGTTCTCAGGCTCGGAAACGCTCGGCGGCTGAACCACGCTGCCAGCGCCAAGCGGACGCGCCGTCTCGACGTGAGACCACGGCACGATGTCACGCACGCCGCGGCTCACGTTGTGGATCACGACGCTGAACGGGTCGGTCTCCATGTCGCGGTAGAGGCGTACTCGCCCGGGGCTGGCGCTGATGCGCGTCTGCTTGTGGCCGCCGTTCAAGTGAACGCTGCCGGTGAAGAACAGGGAACTGTAGTCGATCGTTGCCATGTGTCTGTGGTCTCGCTCGTTGGCTTGCGGCAAAGGGCCGCCGTTGTACTGGTGAGGTCAGCGGCTCGCGTGGTCGGGGGACCACGTGAAGCCAAGGGACGGCCGCTTTAGGCAGTCCGAAAAGGGGGGTCTTAGGTGCGTGAACACGCGCTGGCCGCGAGGCTCGAAGCTCTGCACGAGGCGGCTCAGCACACGCTGGCGGCGGAACTCGTCACGACACCACGCCCAGTGGAGGACAAACACGTCGGGAAGTTGCTCGGCGGCTACCCAGCCAAGCACGCCCTCGTCCCACGTTTCTGGGCGAGCCACGCGGATCACGCAGCGCGGAAGCACGCGGTCCATGTGCGCTGCAATGAACGGCGCATAGGCAGCGGCCGGCCACTTCGCCGTCAGCGGGCTGTTTTTGAACGACTTGCGCCAAGAATCTTTGACGAGGTCGAGATCGCCTTCGCGCGCATCCTCGATGCGTATCTCAAGCGGCTCCACGCGGGCTCAGGCCTGGCCGGTCGGGTCGCGCCCGAACAGCATGTCGACGTCGCGCACCCACGTGCTGAGGAAGTCGACGTAAGCTTCGGCGTCGGCCAGCGTCTCGTCGTCGGGGTACGCGCACAACTCGACCGCGACCATGTAACCTTCGTGATCGTCAGGGTCGCGCATTGGGTGGGCCTTGGGTGGAATGGGGTGGGCCGAAGCGGATTTGCGCCGCCGTCTCCGCGCGTCGTTCTGACGGGTGCGCACGGTGTCCTGACTTGCTAGACGAGCAGCCCTTAGAGTTGCCGGTGGGGGGCGTATTTGCGTGCTAATACCCCCAAGCACGGCACTGCTGCGTTTCACCGGCGGAGCCACGCAGTTCAGCCGAGGTCTCGTAACCTCGCCAGCGACACCCAGCGAACTGGGCAGAGAATGGAGCCTCGCGCTGCTGCCCGAGGGCAGTGGCGAGGCGGCAGGCGACGCTGGTCCGGCTTACCGGGGCGGGTCCTGCGAACATCTGCGGGTCAGGTTGGCGTGACTGACCGTCCACGGCTTTCGCATCCGCTGGTAGACGCCGCCGAGGTCCCGCGCGGAACACTCGGCTACGTTTGCGGCCCACCCCAAGCGACTTGCAAGGTCAGCCTGGCGCACCTAGTAGGAGCCGGACGCGTCGCAGGCGGCATCATCCCTTCGTCCGCCGCCCCGCTCAACGCAGCTGCCGCAATCCTCGGCGCTCCTATCCTTAGCGCCTACGGCGTGTTTTGGAGTGAGTACGCTTCAAAACAGCGAGTACGCACTGTTTAGGGGCCGCTGTAGGCCTAGCCAGCCCACCCTGATCTGGTCCACAATGGCCCCCATGCGCACGACCCTGGCCCTGCTTGCTACCTTGTCCGCCGCGTGCTCGCTGAACGCACCCGTGAATGCCGACCTAGTCTACGGCGACGGCGAAGACATGCCGCCGGCTGACGTCGAGCGGGACGCTGGCGTCGACGATGCCGACGCGGCCCCGCCTGACGAGCCTGACGCCTCAGCACCGCCCGTGGATGTCGAGGTGGACGCCGGCTACGACGCCGGGCCGCCGCCGTACTACGCCACTCCCTGCGACGCCCACGAGCAGTGCGCCGAGCTCGCGCCCGAAGGGACGACGGGCACCTGCCGCCTTGGCCCCGTCGAGCCTGGCTCGTCGGCCAGCGAGGGCGCCAACCAGTGCACGTTTGCGTGCGGCATCCTGGTCACCGACCAGGGCCACGCCGGGGCGCCAGACACGATGCGGTGGGCGCCCATCCACGAGCAGGCGTGCTGGGCCCTGGGCGGAGTGTGCCGGTGGATCGGCGGGTTCGAGTACGAGACGCGGTGCGTGGCGCCGGACTAAGCGTCCTCGTCGGCCAACGTCTCCAGGGCCTCGCGGATGCCGCGCTTCTCCCCCAGCCACACCAGCGCCTCGACCACCTCGCGCCGCGTCTTGCCGTGGCGCCAGGCCAGCGCGGCCAGCCTAGCCCACGTGTCCGGGTAGAGGCGTAACGAGGCGCTGACGGCACACACGCCGCGCTCGAGCGGTCGGCCTGCGCCTTCGCGGGCGCCGCCGTGGGTTGGCTTGCGGCGTGGCATCAGCCCACCACCCGTCCGTTGAGTACGTAACCTTGCCCAGGCACGTACTTGGCAAGCGCCAGCGGTTGCTCCTGGGCTGGTAGCTCCGGCTCGGCGTCCGTGACCGCGCGCTCTTCCATATCGCGCTGGACCCCAGCCACTCGCGAGCGAGCCTTTAGCAGCGCCTCGACGGCCATCATCGTGGCGCCCACCTGGTAGTCTTCCAGGCCCAGGTCGCGCGCCTCGCCGACCAGCCCGTACGCGTCGCCGACCGTGCGGTCCAGCGCCCTATACAGGCGCGCCAGCCTGCGCTCGAACGCGCGGCGCTCCTTCGACTTGGTGGCCATCACCACACCTCCACCGCACCGCGGAAGCCGGGGATGCTGGCCATAACCTCGGCGTTGGTGGGCTCGCCGCGCTCGACGCGGGCTGCGTCACAGCCGCAGCGGCGGCTATTGCTCCAGCCCTTGCAGTGGCGGCAGACCTGCGGGGCCAGGGTGGACTCGGCAGCGTTCGTCTTGGCGTTCGTCATAAGTAGATGGTGCCAGACGGATCATGATTATGCAACCTCTAAATCACCAGCCGTCGGCCAATGGCAAGCCGCGCCTGATGCGCGCAAGTTCAGCCATGCCTTCCAACTCAAGCCGCACCCGCTCGCTCACGTGGTGGACGACGCCTGCGGCACAGTCCTCGCGAGTCGCCAGCGACGGCCGGTGGATGGCGCTGCTGTTGGTCAGCGCCGAGGCGTAGGCGCACGGGTCCGGAAGCTCCCACAGCTTGCCAAGCTCCACGCCCCACCTGTAGACCAGGGTGCTGTCGGCGCGCGAATCGGTGTCGTGCTTGTCGAGCCGCCTTGAAAACACACCCGCGATGCTGTCGTCGTCGGGCAGGCACGCGATCACGGCGTCCACGCTCGCGCGCGCGTCGTCCCAATGCCACTTGCCGGCAAAGTCGCGGGCCGGCGGCGGGCGCCACGGCTCGACGGGGTCCGGCGCGGGCTCCGGAACGACCATCCGCTCGACGGCGGTCACGGACGCCCACGGGATGACGCACGGCACGTTCAGGATGCGGCGGCGACCGAGACGGCGACTCCATGGCGCGCGCTTGGAGAATGTCATCGTGCCGGCGATTCCGGTCTTGGTGATGCGCAAGTTGGCGGGGTTGTCAGCGGCGAACGAAATGCAAGCAACGCCACGCCGCATGAGGTAGCCGGGCAGCACGACGCCTTCGGCGCTGGCGTCAACGCGAACGACCACCGTGCCGGATTTGAGCAGCCGGCGTACGGTGGCAGCGGTGGGCTTGCGGCCCGTGGCCATCAGGCCACCTCGGCGCGGAGCTTTCCCACCAGCGCCAGCTGCTTCTCACTGGGCACCTTGCCACCGCGACGGATCTGGGCGGCGAGGTCGCCGGAAAACGAAGCCGCGAAGCCAGCCGGGCCAGCCGCCATCTCGTCGAGCGTCACAAGTAGCCCCGCGAACCTCTCGACGTTGCGCACCGCCTTGCGGGCCTTGGCGGCTTCACGGAGTTTGCGCTCGTGCTTGCGCTGCCAGTCGCTCACAACGCGCTTGAGACCAGCGTCGCCAATCGACTCTGCGCAGTCGCAGCCCACCTTGAACGTCTTGCCGTCCGCGCTGCGGAGGCGCACGGCGTACATGATGGCCGCGGCGCAATAGTCGCAGCTTCCGCCGGCCTGGATGGGCGCGCCCTGGCACGCCTGGAACTTCATCTCGGATACGCCGAGGATGGCGTAGGGGGCCTTGCCAAGGCCAGCCGTCTCGAACTTGTGGACTCGCGTCTCGATCGTCGTGTTCGTCATAAGAAGAGTCTGCGCCCTTCGACTTGAATACGCAATCGCTAAATGCGCAATCGGCCAGTTTGGTTAGCCGGCTCTCACGTCTTAGGCCTCGCCTTCGACACCCACTCCCAGTATCGCCGCTCGTCCTCGCCGTACACGTGCCAGTCGCCTCGACACCCGCACGAGCAGCCGTCCACGAGCCCGCGGCGATGCATGCTGGTCAGCTTGGCGTTGATGACGGCCCACGGAGACTCGGCAAGCTCCGGCGCGTGCTGGACCATGCCGGGCATGCTTGCGCCTCCGGGTCCGCCGCCCCGCGGGTTGTCGATCGCCCACCACGTGCCGGGCCTGCGGCGCAGCAACTCGAGGACGACGGCCTCGGGAACGTCGCGGGCTTGCCAGAGGCGGACCCGCGGGCCGATGCGTGGGCCCCACGCCTGCTCCGCGCCGCGGCCGGCGAACCTGCCCGCGCGGTGCCGGCAGCGGCAGCACACGTCGCCGTTGGCCGGGCGACCGTCCAGCACGCATCGGTCCGGCAGGCACGCCTCCACCGCCTGCTCCTGCCGCGACCACGCGAGCCTCACGGCGTCTCCCCCGCAAACTCAACCTCCGCCCCCTCGCCCCACCACGGCTCAGGCCGCAGCAGCAGCCCCACGCGGTCGCCCGGCCGCAGTTCGCGGTTCACGCGGTGCCGCTCGACGCCTGCGATGACGTAGCGGTCGCCGTCGTGCGTCACAGACCCGCCGACCACGCACAGCGCGCAATCGGCGCCGAGTTCTACCGCCACGACCTTGCCGCGGCCTTTGACGACGTGGGCGCTTAGGACGCGCGTCAGCGCCACGCGTCCACCAGCGGACTCGCCTCGACGGCCACCACCATCACACAAGCTCCAACCATCGACGTGTAGACGTCGCGCTGCCTCGGCGTGACCGTTCCGCGACCAGCCTTCGTGACGAACAGATCGAACACGTGCTCGCCAACGCCACCGCCGATCGCAAGCCCCTGCCGCTCGGCCAAGTAGCAGAGCGAGTCCGTGAGTAGGTCGCGCGCGGCGTCGTTCAAGCATAAGTGCACGCCGGCAAGCGCAAAGCCGTACTCCGTGAACTCGCCGCGGCGAAGCTTCTTGCGTAGGCGCTTGCGCATCTCAATTCTCGTACGCTGCGCGGTACGCGGTCCAGGCGATTGCGGCTAGGTCGGCGGTCACTTCGACCCCGTGACCCACTTGAGCAGGTAGTCCTCCGCAACGTCCACCGCGCCATGCCAAACGCTCGACCTGCTCTGGTAGGAGTCGGTCGTGTACACGCAGTCAATGCCGGCAATCGGCAGGCCGCGAGAGAACACGCCGTGCGTCACGCACAGCTTCACCGCCGTGGCCCCCGCCTCACGCAGCACACCGGCCACGCCAGCAAACGTCCCGCCGCCGTCGCACAGGTCGTCCACAATGAGGCACGACCGGCCCTTGACGTCGCCCCACACCAACGTGAACCCGCTCAGCTTGCCGGTCGCCGGGTCGCGCACCTTGTCGCACGTCGCGATGGGCCGTGCGCCGTACTTGATTAGCCGCAGGATCTCGGTCGTGCGCGGTATGGCGCCCTTGTCAGGGATGACAACCACGTCGTCAGACGATAGCGACGACTCGACCAGCGTGGTCGGGTCGATGTGCGTCGACCGCTTCACCAGTTGCGTCGTCACCGGCGAATGCGGGTCCAGGATGCGCACGTCGTTCGCCTCGGCGCACGCGGCGTTGACCATGCCCGCGATGGTCTGCAGCGTGAACGGCTTCCCTGCGCCGATCGCCCGGTCCATGCGAGCGCCCAGCATGTACGCGATGTTGACGCTGATGCGACCGCGCACGTACGAGCGCACGCAGTCTACCGCCATGCCCAACTCGAGGATGTCCTCGGCGCTGCGCAGGCGTGCCAGGATCTGCACGTGCTCCCACTCGCCAACCTCTGACTCCAGCTCCATGTGAGCCTGCCCGTCGGGGAAGCGGAAGCGCTTGAACGCGATGTCGCCGCGGCCTGCGTTGATGAGGTTGAGGATCTTCACAGTTCGGCCTCCACTCGCGCTCGGATGTCGGCCAGCGTCTGGCGTCGCAGCAAGTAGCCGTCTTCGAACACCGGCTCAAGCGCGCCGCCGGACTCCTCTTCGCGGGTCACGCCCTGGCGCAGCGTCAGCTTGCCGTCGACGCGGTCGACGCGTAGCAGGCCCTTCGCGGACTTCTTCGTGCCGTCGTCGGTCTTCGGGTCCTTGTGGATGGCCACGTCGCCGCGAGACGTCGTGCGCCCAAACGTCGCCTTGATGGCGAAACCGTGAGTGTCGCGCGTCACGTACTGATAGTTGTATGACCCGATGCCAAGCACCACACTGTCGCTGGCGTAACCGTTGGCCTTGAGACCGGCCAGGATCTTCTCTTGCCGCTCGCGGTGGATCTGCTCACCGTAGATTAGCCCGATGTGCGAGTCGAGAACCTTGTAGCCGCGTGGCGTCAGCGTGTGCCCGAAGATCTCGTCGAGAAGCCGAATCGTGCCCTTGCGCTGCGGGCTGCCAGCGGTCGCGTTCGGGTCGCCATTGATGATGTGCTCGGGCACGCCGCTGTCGGGCCTGATGACGACCTTGCCATCGCGCGCCAGAATCTCTTCGCGCAGCGACGGCAGGATCTCCGTGACGACCTTCCAGTAGTCCCACGTGTCCGAGACGATCGACACGACGCCCTTGGGCACGACCTCGGTGATGAGCCGGCGGAACGTCTCGCGCTCGCCCTCCTCCATGCCCATGCACATCACGCTGTGCTCAGTGGCAGGCACGCTGCCTCCGATTAGTTCGCGGTCGGAGTCGGCGCCGTAGTACTCCTCCAGGAAGTCGATAGCCGGCACCGTGTCGCTGCCCGTGAACGACAGCAGGTGAGCCGCGCCGCTCACGCAGGCGTCCTCAACACCGCTCATGCCACGGAACGAGAAGTCATGCCCCTGCCACGGAACGAACGGGTTCGTGTCGCCCACGGTATCGCGGCTGTAGCGCTCGAAGGCTTGGCGGTATGCGCGCGCGTTGGTCGCCGACGTGCATGCCTTCCACAGCACCGCCGACATGACGGTCTCAAGCATGTTCGTGACCCAGAAGAACTCGGGCCGCGTGTTGCGGATGGTCAGCATCGGCACGCCGTACGGCACATACGCCCCCTCCGGCACCGCCTTGATGAGCACCGGCAGACTGCCGTGACGGTGCAGCGCGCGGATGTGCTCGTACGTCATCGCGTCCTTGCCGAGGTAACCGCCGATGCGCCGCTCGTACTCCGCCATCACCGCGCCCTCGGACCGCGCGAACCACGCGTTGAACTGGCGCTCCAGGTACTCGATGCAGAAGTACTGCAGGCCAAAGAACACGACGCCGTCGAACGACCCGTCCCGCCCCTTGCGGGCAGTCAGGTTGCTGTACACCTCTTCGGTGTCTGCTGGGTATTGCTGACGGTGCCCAACCTTGTACCCGTCCACAAGCAGAATCGGTGATACCTGCACGCCCTACCTCTTTCTCGCCGCCTCAGCATTCGCCAACCGCGTCGCCAGCTCGCTCAACTGCCTGTCACGCTCGAGCAGCCGAGCCCTCAACTGGTCGCAGCCCTCGCACTCATCGTCACCACCAAACGTCCGCACCGGCACGTCTGTTCCCGCCGCCAGCACCCGAGCCAGCGCCGTCAGCAGCGCGGGCGCGTGCTCGGCCAACAAGCCGGGCGTCGTGTAAGGCCGGTTGCCCACGCGTGTCAGGGCCTCGACGCGCCGCAGCATGCGCAGCATCACCGTCGGGTGCACGCGGTGCGCGGGCGTGCTGAGCTTGCGGGCCAGCCACGCGGGGCGGATGAGCTCGGGGAGGGCGGTGGTCAGAAGCTTCCCCCGGGCGGCTCGCTCAGTTCGTCGAAGATGTCGGCAAGCGCGTCCACAACCTCATCAGCGCGGTCCTCGTAGCGATACGGACCGCCGCCGGTGCAGCCGTCGATGGACTCCAGCAGGCGAACCGCGGCCTTGCGCAGTCGCTCGCGGCGAGCCGCCTCCTGGCGCGCATCTGCCCAGGGGTCGGCGCTCATGCCAGCCTCTGCAGCGCCACACACGCCTCGTTGTGCTTGGCCGACCAGAGCGCCCAACAAACGTTGCATCCCGTCGGATGGTCGCGGGTGCATCGCGGCTTGCGCATCGCCGTGTAGCGCGGGTGCTTGCGGCACATCACATGCGGCCCCGCCAGCCTGACGCCATGCGCGCGAGCGTGTCTGATTACCACCTCGTCGACCGAGGAAACTGGGTCACCGGCCACCAACAGCGCGACGTCGTCGTCGGCTCTAAAGTACCTCATGCCAACCTCGTCCACGTCGCCAGCGCGTTCGCCAGCAACTCTTCCGCCTCCCTCTTCGCCCTCACGATCAACCCCCTGCGTTCCCGGTCGCTGCCGCCGGTCACCTGGTCCACCTGCACCGCCACGTTCAACCGGTCCGCGTCGCTCAGTTCGAGCGTCGCCACGAACTCGCCGCACGCGCAGCCCTTGCCAGCACAGCACCACGACTCGCGCGGCGTCACGTACACCGTAACGTGCCTGCGCCGGGCGTGCTTACACCGGCCGCACAACTCGGCTGCCTTGGCGCCCGCTATCAGCGCGATGCCGGCGGGCACCAGCGGGAACAGTGCCACGGCGCGGCCTTGTTCTGACCATGACCAGCGCGCGCCCTCAGCGCCGAACGCCAAGTCCAGCGCCTCGACGGCGAGCGAGCTGTGCGCCTTGACCTTCTCACGGTGCGAGCTGACGGCGCCAAACCTGACCAGATCGGCGTCGTTGGGCGGCTCGCGGCTGGAGCTGACGAACTCGGCCGTTGGCTGCGCGGTGATGCCGCCGACGGGGGGCTCGTGCAGGCCCGTCGCCCGGATGCGTGCTGCGCGGTCGAAGCGCTCACGGACCAACTCGGCGGATGGCCGGTAAACGACGCGCATGGCGTGCTGGCGCTCGAGCATTGCGCCGCTGGGAGAGCGGAAGAACGCCTGCAGACCACAGCTCCACATCCACGTGAGTGCCTCCTCTGCGCACGCGAAGTAGCCGAGGTGCATGCTTGGGCTGCTCACCGCACGTCGCCTTCTCCAGCATCCCAGTCGAACCACTGGCCGTCGTTCGTCATGAACCGACGCTGGTCGCGATCTAGCACTTGCACTACGCCGTGCTGTGTCCAGGCTCCTGGCGTCGGCGGGTGCGGGTCGCGCCAGCGCTTGCCGTCCACGCTGAACCACTCTTCCATCTCGTGCTCAAGCATGCGCCTAACACAATGCATCGCCTGCTCTACCAGCAAGCGGCGGCCACCGCGCTCTACCGCCATGCGCGGGATGACCTCGCGATTGTGGACCATGATCGTCTTCTCGGGCCGCCCCGCCTCGGCCACCCGAGCGTTCACCGCGATGACCAGACTGTCGTCGGCCTCGAACGCGGGCGCACTACCGATGACGACGCGCATGCTGTCGATGCGGAACCCGCCGAGCGAAATGTCGGGCAGGGCGTCGCTCACCCGGCGCTCCCGTACGGCCACGCATCCCCGCCATACACGCTCAGGTCGACGCCAGACCGCTGCGCCCAGGCCAGCACCGGCTCGTCCGGCAACCGTGCCCATGGCGGCTGCAGCCCGCTGTCGAGCGCCTTGGTGTAGGCGCGCTCGTTGCGGTCTACTACGCTTGGCTTGGGCGCCGCTCGAGCCGCGTACTGGGCAGCGTGTCGCATCGCGTCTGCGTGGTCCGCCCGCGCGTCGCCCCAGTCGATGTCATCGACCCAGACGGTCGGCAACACCGCCGGGAACGGCTCCGCCCTGGCCCGCTCAGCCGCCATCACGAACACCGACTCCATGCTGGGTGGCATGAACAGCTTGCCGCCAAGCATGTACGCGCTGTCAGGCGGACAGATCCAGTCCGACACCACCGTGAAGCTTGGCCGGATGCTGGCGTCGACACCGAAGAACGACTCCGACTCCGGCTTCGTCTGCGGCAGCCACGCCTTCAGCCCTGCGTCCAGTTCGAGATGCCAGGCTGGCGACGCCATTGCCTCGGCCTCCTCGATGCGCTTCCACAGCCCGTCGACCTGCCGCTGCATGTCCGCAAGCGCAGCGCGCATCGGCGCCATCTTGGCCGCGTACGCCTCGTTGGCCGCCCGCTGCTCGCTTTTGTGCACCGACCAGCCGTCGCTAGCGCTGGCGGCGATTGCGTCGCCCACCTCAAGGTCGCCAGCCCGGCCCACCCGGACGCGCGTCTTCTTCGTGCCTTGCGTGTACGTGATGACGCCTGCGTCGCGGTCGATCGCGGTGACGGTGGCGGTCGCTGGCTGCACCGACGCCAGCAGCGCGCAGTCGGCCTTGCCGCACGTCGCACAGTGGCCGTCGATGTGGCGCAGGTGAGGCCGGCTCGCCCGCAACGGCACGGTACGCTGCCCCCACAGCGTCTTGATCGCCGCGTTCAGCTTGGCGCCGTCCATTGTCGCCGCTGGCTTGCCCGCCTCACACCGCGGCGCCTCCGGCTTCGCGACCGGCATCGCGCGGCAGTCTTCGCAGCCCTCCGCGGTCTCGTACGCGGCGTAGTGGCGGCTGCAGTAGGCTTTGCTCACTCGCCCTCCACCGTCTTCAACCACTCAAACGCTTCCAGGTCATCGCCGTACGGCTCCGGACCCAGTTCAGCACGCAGTTCCTCCAGCGACATCGCGCGCATCAAGCAGTCCTCGCCGACCTTGCGCACCTTCGCCTCGTACGCCGCGACCTTGGCGGCCCATTCTTCGTCGCTGTCATCGCCGTAGCGATACGGGTGGTTGGCATCCTCCAGCGCGTCGCAGCCAGAGCAGCTGCCGTAGTAGTCGCGCAGCCAGACCACGGCGTCGTTGAACGTGACCTTGGCCAGCCATATACCCTGGTAATCGCCGAACGCCTTGTAGTGGTGCACCGTGGCACCGGCCAGTTCGAGTGCGCCGCCGTAGTCGTAGTAAGGCACCTTGTCAGCCATCCGCCCTCCAAGTCTGCATACGGCATAGCAGACTCGTGCGCGCATAAACTAGGTTACTCGGGCACGTCAGGCAGACGACCAGCCGATCAACGCGTAGCAGCCGGCCAGCGTGGACACGACCGTGTAGCCAAGCCCGGCGAGCGGACCGACCTCAGCCATCAGCCACATGGCCGGCGCGAACACGACCACCGCGGCAACTGCTAGCGTACACAGGGTGGCCAAAACAACTCCGCCAGCCTCTCGGTGGTTGAAGCTCACAGGTTCTTGCAGTCCCAGGCCTTGCAGCCGTTGGTGCAGTTGCGATGTAGCCGTCGCGGTACTTGGCGGATGCGGTGACGCTCTCTTTGAGCGCGGTCAGCTCTGCCGCGGTCGCCGCGTGGTGCGCGCGCTCTTCCTGGAGGCGCTCGGCGGCGTGAGCTTGGATGGAGTCGCACTTGGCGCAGCGGGCGGTCATCATTGACCAACCTTCGAGCGCCGGTAGCAGAACAGTTCGTCAGCCCGCGACTCACACCAGTTCGTGGCACGGCCAGCGTCAGGATGCGTTTGCACGCACTGGCGTCGCCACTCGGCACGGCCCGATTCGCAAGCGCGGTACAGGATGGAGCTGTACAGCCACACGCAACCAAAGAAGCCAGCGAACAGCGCGAGACCGCACGCCGCCACGACGTCTGACTTCTTCACCGACGCCTCCGTGCGCTGGTCACTTACACGACTCCGCCAGCGCGATGGCCGCCACAAAGATGAAGGGCGACATCAGCAGCAGAATCGCGGGCAACGCAGCCCAGCGGTCGACGTCTTCGTGATCGGGGTCCGGATAGCTCACCGCCGCCTCCGTGCGTAGCCGACCGTGCCGGCGCCGAGCTTGGGGCGCGGGCGAGCTGCGTAGGCCTTCTCTGCACCAGCGAGTGGGTTGGCCCACGCTCGCAGCGCCGTGGCGAAGTCCGGGAACGGCGGCTCGCCACTGCGCACCGCGCCTGGTATGTGCGTCTGCGTGTACGTGCAGTCCGGGCAGGCCAGATAGACGCTGCCGTCATCGCGTTCACGCGCCACCAGCACCGCGTGCCGACTGTCGTTGCCGCAGGTCAGAGGGTGAACGGTGCCGGCGTTCTGCCAGCGGGCGATGCGGGCGATTAGGTCGGCGTTGGTCACGTTCGCCCCTCACTACAGGCCCGGCGCCTGTAGTACGCCAGCCTGAACGCCCACTTGCTGCCAGGGAAGTAGTAGCGACGCTTTGCTCTCTTACCTTTCGCCATCCTCACCACCATCTCCCGTCCCCAACAACCCCTTAGCCTCGCCAGCCATTCCCCTCAAAAGCGCAACGACCTCAGGGTCGTCCTTCAGCGCTGCCAACGCCTCCGCGCGCGTCATCGGGCGGGCTGCCACCTGGATGGCGCCGCCGTCCTTGCCGGTGAGTTCGACGCTTGTCGCAGTCGTGCGCGGGTGCTCCTTCGGCGCGCCAGTCTCCAGACGCCACTTGACCCACGCTACGCCCGGACCGTTCGCGTCGTCGCTCGCCAACTCCCCCTTACGCCGCAGTTCCCTGACGTGCTCGGCGCGGGCTGCGCTCAGGATGGCGCCAACCTCCTCGTCCACCTCCGACTCGCTCTCGCCGCGCTCAAAGCGGTTCAGGCAGTCCAGCACGGTCTTCGGGTGCACCCCCACCGCGTGCGCAGCGCTCGTCACCGAGTGCGTGACGTCGCTGAGCATCGCCTTAGCGAACTCCTCAGCCACCTCGACGGTCACGACGCGAGGCCGGCCGGCTCGCGCGCGCGCGCGAGGGACGGGAATGGGGTCTTCAGCCCCCGGCTTGTCTGTTGACTCAGCCGCCGCGCTTTCCGCAGTTTCAGGCGTCGTCACAGGTTCTGCAGCCTTGCCGTCTGCCTTACTTCGCGTCTTTGCCATCGTCGTCCTCACCGGTAAACGCCGTCACGCTCAGCCCCATCTCGTCCGACAGCGCCCGCAAGTAGCCGGCGCCGGACCCCGGATGTCCAACGGAGCCTTGCCCGTCCAGAGGCGCGCGCCGAGGTGGTGCCGGGTTGACGCCGTAATGTGACCACGCGAAAGGTACGCCATTGGTCTGATAGCCGACCCTCCACCGCTTGCCGCAGCAGCGGTGTTCGTGGATGCCGTCGCCAACGACATGGCTTGGCGCCGCCTCACCGCAGGCGTCGCACTGGTCGCCGAATGCCCGGGCAGCAGACTCCAGGTACAGCGCCGCTCGTCGCAGCCACTTAGGGTCACGAGTGCCGCCAAGACGGCGGTTGCACGACGTGCAAAGCAGTCCGCGGACAGCCCCCGTAACGTGGTCGTGGTCGATCGCCATGCGGCGGTCGGTTCTTTCTTCGTTGGCGCATATCCAGCAGACTCCGTGGCCGAGGTCGCACAGCCACTCGTAGTCATCGTCGGAAACGCCCAACTGCTTAGCAACACTCGACATGTTACTCGCTCCTCCTCGCCTTGCGCACCCGCGGCGGCATCGCCATCGGGTCACGCGTGCCCGTCACTTCGTCGAAGGCCTCCACCAGCCTCCGGTCGTCGCTGCCCAGCCTTACGCGCCGCGCAGCCTCACGCAGCCCATCCCACGTCGCCGGCTGCGGCACGCTGACGCCTTCGCGCAGCGCAGCGTCTACCAGCTCGCCAAGCAACGAGTCCGTGCCGTCGCTGTCGCCGCTTGCGACCACTGACGGCGCCGCGTCCACCGATGCACGACGTGCTGTCTCTTCTGGCGTGTCCAGCCAGGCCATGTCGGCAACGAGCAGACCGTTGGAGTCGAGCGCAGCGTTGACGCGGTCGTGCCCGCTTATGACGCAGTGCGTCTCAGGTTTTTCTGGTAGGTCGGGACGGGTCGGGACGGGAGAACGCGCGCGTATACCTTGTGACTCGTTAGTCACGCCGTGACGGTGTCTGCGTTGACGATCGGTTGCAGACTTGCGCCGCGTCCGTACGTCGTCGCGGGTTGGTTGGTGCTCGGCCCACTCGTGGAACGCGTAGCCGTCATCGATTTCGTACCAGAGTCGCACCCTTACAAGCTCCGCGGCGGCCGGCCGCTTGAGCCCGAATCGCCTCACCTGGCTCTCTGGGACAACGCCGTCAGTCAGATACCTGGAACTCCACGAGCCAGCCAAAAGCCACAGCGCGATGGCGTCGGAGTAGCACGACCCAGACCTCAGATCGTTGACTTTGGGGTGGTCATAGAACCCATCGTCGACCTTGAACCACGTCACTTACTGTCACCACCCTCCCCGCACTCCTGCTGCCCGGCCAGCACGCCCATCGCGTAGCCGCAGACGAACAGGCCCCAGCAGAACGCCCACAGCAGCGCCGACAGCACCACCGCGAACGCGAGCGACCAGAAGGCGTGGCGCGCGGCGGTCACTCATCCCCCTCATCGACCGGCCACCGCGCCGCCCGTGCGTCCCTGGCCTCGTCCAGCGCCACCAGACCGCCGCACAGGTCCGCCGTCAGCCCCATCGACAGCGCCCGCCTCGCGAACGCCTTGAGCGCGTCTTCCTCGAGCTGCTGTGCCCGCTGACGCGTGACGCCGAGCATGTCCGCAACCTCCTGCTGCGTGTACGCCCGCACGCCCACCAGCGTCTGCGCGACCAGGTCGTCTGCGTACCGGAGCTGCCGCGCGCCGTCCCACATCTCGGTGCCGCTTGACGGCCTTCCCGCTGGCCTGGCGGCGCCGACGGCGTCCTCCGGCGACTCGCCGTTGCGTAGCCTGCCGTACAGCGTGAACGGCGAGACGCCGGCCTCGGCGGCCCAGTCCTTGACCGACAGGGCCCGGCCGCGGACCACGAGTAGCTTAGGGGCGACGCCTTTCACTTGCTGGCGCCTCCACGCAAACGCACTCGTGGTCGATGAGCTTGGCGACACCGACGCGGCACGACCGCTCGGCGCACTCAGCCGCGTTGTCGGCTGCCACCACGTACAGCACGATGGCCAGCACGAGCAGCAGAAAGCCGACCCAGCCGGTCGAGCCCATGGACGCCAGCAGCGCGAAGTCGGCGTCGCTGTCGTCGATCACGGGTGCTCCGGGCGGACGGGCCTATAACTGCCGTGCGTAACGCTGACCGTGAAGCCTGGCTCGTCTAGCCCCTTGGCATACCACCCGCGATCGTGCTGGTAGTATTGCGACTCGCCGGCAACGATGCGGCGCTTGGCCGCCTTCGGCGAGTCTGACAGCGCCAGCCACCAACCACGCTCCATCAGCGCGATGGACTCTACGAGAGTAGTCGGCGCCGCCGGCACCGGATCGCGCATCACATCCACGCGCCTGGCCTCGGCCGGACTCTGCATCTCGCGCCACGCGGTGTCGACAGCCTCCTGCGCCTGACGAAGGCGGGCCGGCGACCCTCGCATGTCGCCTGCGCCGACTAGACCGCGCTTAACGTTTGAGCGCCAGCCGCCGTGCGGCAGGCCGGTCGTATCCAGGATTCCCCACTGCCCGGTTGTGTGCGCGTAGAGAACTCGGCTGTCCGATACCACGCGCCACTGCGCCCCACGTTGCCAGCCGTTCGGGGCGTCGCGCCACTCGCACGTCGGATCGATGTCGCCCCCAACCACCGCCACCAGACCCGGCGTCGGCGACCCTGGCTGCTTTGCCGTGATGCGTACGGCGCCGTTGTCGTGCGGCTGTCGGGCGCCCACGGCGTGAACGTCACGGCCGGTGCCCAGCGTCGCTACCATGCTGCGGCCGTACGGCGCTGCCTCGTTGGCACGCGCCTTCATGACCGCCACCGCCAACGACCTGGTGCAGGTCACACACCGCGTCTCCCGGCTCATCAGATTCGGGAGTCTGAACACCGATCCACAACCGCAACGACGACTCTGCAAATCCATCACTCGCCTCCTCTAGGCCACTCCAGCCGGCTCATGCCAACCGCGCGGCGCTCATCCTCACGCACTTCGTCGAACGCCCGCACAAGCGCCTCAGTCCAGTCGTCGGCCTCGTCCAGGCTTCGCACAAACGTCTCTGCGCGCTCACGGTCGCTCGTGTAAACGCGCGGGGCGGTCTGCTGCTTACTGGTCACGCCGCAATCCAGCCGATCAGCAGCAAGAGAGCCGCCGTCAGCGCACTGGAGATCAGACGCAAGATGTTGTCCGCGTTGGACGCTTCGACGCCGCTCTTTGGCGGCAACTGATGTGTAAGGTGGGCTGCGATCGCCATGATGCCGACGCCCGCACCAAGCCCGATCGACGGCAGCCCCAGATCCGTCACGTGCCAGGACCACAACTTGGTCAGGACGAAGCCTTCCCAGCACCAAAGACACGGCGCCAGCATGAGATGCACAACCGCAGCCACCGCATCGGTTTCCTTCTTACTCACGCTGCGTCCTCCACATCCATCGCCGGCCATGTCTGCTGGCGCCGCGAACGTTCTTCGTCCATGCCCGCCAGCAATTCCATAACCCGCCCGTGCAACGCCCGTCCGGTGAACTGTATTCGCAGCTTCCGCAGTGCACGCTCCTCGATTTGGCGGATGTACTCCCGCGAGCATCCCTGGATTCGCGCGATGTCTTCGAGGCTGAGCGGCCCGCACTCACTCACCAGACGCTGCGCCACGCGGTCTTCCGCCCACGGCAAGTCGCGAGCGCCAGCGTAAGCCTCGGTCGTCGGCCGCGTCTGCTGCGCGTACCGCCGCGTGACGTGACACTCGAAGCGATCAGACGTCAGCGCTTCCTCCAGCGTCATGCCGGACTTCAGGCGCTCGTACAGGCGACCGCGGCACAGGCCGAGCTCGCGTTGCCACTCGGAGGCCGTCTGCGACCGGCCGTGCGCGGTGAGGAGCTTGCGGGGGGATGGCATCAGATGGCTTCCGCAAGTGCGTCTGGCGTCTTGCTGGACTGGAACCCAGCTGCCTTGACGTGCCCGCCGCCGCCCATCGTCTTGGCCAGCGCTTCGACGCTAAAGTCGCCGCGCGACCGCAGGCTGTAGACCACCTTGCCGTCAGCGCGCACGTGCCAGCCAACTGCGAACAGCGCGTCTTCCGCCAGTTCGCCGACAACCTCTGACGTGGCCGTGTATGGCGCGTTGACCACCGGGATGTCGTCGTACCCGAGGAACGGCATACGGCGGTGCAGCTGCTTGACCGAGTCGACGTAGTAGCGGATCCACGTCAAGCACCCTTCGCCCCAACCGGCGACGACATCTGGACCAGCCTCAAACGCCTTGTCGTAGGCCGCGAACGTCTTGGGCGCCGCGGATAAGTACGCGTTGACTTCACGCGATCGCGGCAGCTTGTGGCGCCACAAGTCGCGATCCTCGGCGTAGTCGACGAGCCAGCAAGGCTTGTCGCCGTGCATGCGTGCCCACGCCAGCGTCGCGCCCGAGCGCTCCATGTCGAACACGACCTCCACGTTGGCGCACTCCTGGTCGAGACCAGTTAGGTCAGCCCGC